TCTTTTGCCGGACTTGGCACCAGTTGCGAAATCATGGCGCGTGTTGCAGAGGAACCAAAGTCAAGTTCACCCCGGTTGATAAGCACCCATGCCCATTTCAATGCAGGGATGCTTGCAGACTGTGTTTCAAGCCCGTCAAGTAGTGCAGCGCCATCAGTTGGCCCAAGGGTTTCAAGTACCAAGCCGATACCGCCGAGCTTGGTTTCTACCTTGGTGCGGCCAACATTCACAGCCGCAGCGATAGCAGCGTAATCGTGTGTAGCAAGTGTGGCTGCATCACACTTTGCTTGGATTTCGGTGAGGGTAATCATGATCAGACGAACCGGATAGTGCCAGTCGCTGCTGCAGGGGCAGGCAACTGTACGGTGAACGCTGCGCCCGTAGACGATGCACTGGTGAACTTCAGCACCGCGACGGCTTTGTTTGTGCGCGAGCTGTTATAGATTAGTGCTGTGTCAGCGGTGATGGTTGCTGTGCCCCATACCGGATCCGTCGTCCAATCGAGGATAGCTGTGTCGGTGTCGAGTGTGACGTTAAGCCCTGTTAGGGCCATGCCTCCAGCGGTATATCCTGTACCGGTGATTTCGCCCGTCGCGGTATACGCGGTAGTGGATTTGCTCAGAGATGCTGCAGCATCGGTGTACAGAGCGATCTTGTAAACATCTGCTGTGGTGTGGGGCGTCATTGCAAGCAGTTCTTGCTTGAAGCTGTTGCAAATTGCTGCGGTAGTTGCCATAATTTAACCCTTTCAAATAACTGTTGTATTAAGCCATAAATCGTTAAGATTAGGCGCGGGGGGAGCGGTATCAGATACCGTTATCTGATAGTTTGAAAGTTGGGTGCTAATGTACCCCGTACTACCTATAGTCGGCAGGGGGCCCGCATCGATAATATTCCCATTGGATAGCTTAATAACCAGATGATTATCGGCGGCAATCTCAGTATCTACGACTGAAGCCCCATTTTTGCCATCCTGTCCATCTTTTCCTGCGGAGCCAGCGGGGCCCATTGGGCCTTGAATACCGTCAGCGCCTGGTGCGCCGGGTTTTCCGTCGCGTCCGCGTGGCCCTGCCGGCCCGGATGCACCTTTGGCACCTTTTTCGCCTTTTGGCCCGGGTGTGGACTGAAAATCTGCGACTTTTCGCCCCAAAAACATCGATACCGCCACCAACTTAGCCTCAACATCAACGTTTGGCTCTAGGAGCTGACGTAATCTAGCCAACATTTGCCGCTTTCAAATAGTCAGTGGCTTTAGCGCGATCAAGTTTTTGATTCGCCATCTGCATCTCAACGATTTTTTTCTTGCTCTGGACTTCCTCTTCCTTAAGCATCAAAGAGGCGACCTGAACGCGCCTGTCAAATTCCGCATTAGGGTCTTGCGATGGTAAATTGCGGCTGATCGACGATAAAACCTTGGCTTTTGTCTCCTCTGGAGCCAATTGGGCCTCAACTGTCGTCTTCTGAGCGCTTGCGCGTTCATTTTGGACTTGAGCATCGAGCAACTCCATCTGTTTTTGCGCTTGTTGCTGTACCAACTGTGTCTGTTGTGGATCTGGCTGCCCCGCTTTCTTCATGCTTTCGATCATCTCTTCACGATTTGACAAGCTGGAGTTGCGTACGATGCCTTCCATGAGGATTGGCGTCAGCGGTGAGTTGGCGCCAAGCGTCTGGATCAGGAACGCGAGTTGCTTTTGCTCATATTCACGAGCGATGATGCCCAAAGTGGCCGTTGGCATGAACGTCACATCTACCGATGGGTAGCGCTCGGGGTCAAACTGCATATAGCGCCATGCAGCCTTGGTCACAAACGGGATGATGAAGTCCTCCTGGACATTCACTAGCGCGCGTTTGTACTTCTTGATGATCGTGGCGGTCGCCATATCCAGCCCGCCCGAGTCGCGGCTGACCTGACTGACCTGACCATTGGAGTCAACCGTGCCCGTTGCCATCAACAGCATACGCTCGAACTCCTTGGAGGTGCTCATGGCAGCGCCGTCGTTGGTTCCGAACTGGAATGGGTAAATGATCTCGTTAGGCGCTCCATTTGTCAGGAACGCCTTGCCCGGCTTGACCTCAAACTTGGCCCCTCTTGGCAGACGGGTAGCGTCGACAGCAATCATGGGGCTGACCGTGAGCGCGAGGCTGTCCAAGTGCGAGCGCATCGACCCATCGATTGCCATCTGCATGTTGAATGCCTTCTCGACTGTCCCCCGTCCGAGCAACCTATTAGGTACGGTATCATCCTGATACGTTAGTACCGGGCGGTCTTTCATCATGTAGGGCGACTCTTCTGCCTTGAGGATCAGCTCCCCATTGGCAATCACCACTACCGCCTCGACCATGTCCGAGTATTCTTCGATGTCGTCACTAAATTCGATCTTCTCAACCGGCTCTTCAGTCAGCGCTTCGCGTGGCACGAGGCCGTAGTAGGTCATCAGCATGACCTTGTCGTCCTCAAAGTTGCGATCCTGCTGCGTTGGTTCCAGGCTGTCGTCTTTGTACATAGTGCCAAGGTCGACATTCCTGTACTTACCAGACGCGATTCCTTCGGCCACCTTATGAATAGATGTGTAGCGCTCAATAGCCACACCCATGCAGTCGTCGACGCTGGTTCCGTTAGGGTCAAACAGGAAGTTCTTCGGATTGACTGGCGCCAGGCGCACAAATACCCGTGTGCCTTCCTTGACACCATACGCCTGGGTGTTCTGATCCATCGGAACCGTGTGCGGCGTATAGACCTTTTCCTCGCCGACGACGATCTCGCCAATGCCTGTGCCGTAAATTTCGGCCAGTAGCTCAATATGATCGATGGACTTTCGGATCTTGTCTCGTGAGAAGTCCTGATTGAGTTGCTTCTTGATTCTCTCAATATCCAGCGGCTGGTCGTCGTCGTCCTTAATGTCGAAGAACTCGCCTTGCCCAAATACCGCTTCCATCACTTCCGCGTGGCGGGTCTCTACTGCCTGCTGGGTGGCGGGGCTGATGACCCTTGAGCGTTCGCTTTGGCGCCCCTTGTCTTCTGCGGCCCATTTGCCGCTAAAGATGCGCTCGTAGGTCTCCCATCGGTCCATGTGGTTCTGGTTGCGATACTCGCGCCAGCGCTCGGTGTGGTCGAGCACAAACTCCAACAGCTCCTCATCTGCCTTGGTTGGGATGTAGAAGGTATTTTCCGGCTCAACCTCAGTCGAGTCATTCATAGGCTGCGCGGTGTTGGTCTGCATCATTTCTTCTTCGCTGGTTTAGCCTTGCCAGCAGTAGACAGTACGATAGCGATCCGCTGCGCCTGGGGCATGTTGGGGTGTTTCTGCTTTTCGTAATGGAAGTTTTTGGCGACGACTTCCTTGCTGGAGCCTTTTTTGAGCGGCATGGCATACTCCGGGAGTGTTTGGGGGCGAGTCTATCAGAACCCTACTGTTATTTCAATGTCTTCTATCTCAGCGTCTAGATCCTCACCACCACCGTAGTTTGTGATTGACATTTGAGCAATCATGCTTAACGCGTCGATCAAATCGTCGTGTACCCCCTTGGTGGGAAACATCAGATACTCATCAACAAAGGTATCCCACTCAATATCCCTATTCAGTGTGATGCGTCCGTGCTCGAATAACCCCTGCAGCGCCCAAACTACCCTGTCGACCTTATTCTGATTGCCGTGGCTCAAGGGCGTCACATGCGCAAAGATATTATTCTTCCGCATCAGGTCTGACAAATACGGCATGACCGCGTTCATGGTCGTGCCCTTCTCAATCCCAATCTGTATTGGTTTGAAGTCGCGGATGCTCTTAAGTATGCGTACCGCTGTTTCCCTGACATCCCATCGACCGTGCTCGATCTTCCTGACGAACCACTTTCCTTCATCGGTCACGAACACTACCGCAATCGCTGTCCGGTCTAGCGTGGAGTTCTTCTTCCCCACCGCCTCAAAGCCCGCACAGTCGACTGCTATATAGGTAGAGTACTGCTTGGGCGTTACGCCATATTTCAGCCACTCTTCCTTAAACAAGTCTGTTCCGCTGTTGTTGAAGGACGCCTGGTACTCCTGATTGAATGAGAACGTCGACATGCTGCGCTTAGCCGCTGCAATTTCATCTGGCGCGATCAGCGGGTTGTCCGCTGTTGTGAAGTGCCAGCTCTTCCAGTGCGGGTCGTCGCTACTTTGCCCCAACTCAAAGAGGTCGTAGAAGTGATTTCTTCCTTTGGGCGTTCCAATAAACAGCGCATCGCCCTGCCTATCAGATAGCGACGCTCGTACAACCTCTTCCCAGGCTGTTGGCTTGATGTCCGCATACTCATCCAGAACCGCAAAGTACAAAGATGCGCCGCGCAGCGTGTCCGGCCTATCTGCGCCCCTCACATATATAACAACACCATTGACCAGCGTTACCTCACTATTGTTAACGTGGCTTGTCTGGATCACCTCGCGCCCCAGATCCAGCAATAACTGCCAGATGATCACCCGAGCCTGCCCCTGCGTTGGGGCGATGTACATCACTCCGCTGCCCTTGGGCGCCTGCAGCCCCTTGATCAGCAGCATCACCGCCGACAAACGAGACTTCCCGCAGCGCCGCCCGGCACAGACTACCTTGAAGCGTGTCGGATCGTTGAGTACCTCCTGCTGCCAGGGTAGCAAAGCAAATGTTAAATCATCAGACATCAATTACCCCCTCGTGCTGGTCTTGGACTTGGGGCTGAGTTAGCCCTGTGATGTTGATCTGGATAGCCTGTCGGCCAGTGTCCTTCTGATTCTCAAAGTACGACATAGGAAGTATCCGATCGGCGGCCATCTTTAACGCCTGCATCTGCCCCGGGTGTTCATCATCCAACGCTATTGTGAGAACCTTCTCCAGTATCTTCTTGCCCGTTGGCCCTTCTAATAGAAGGTCTCTGAACTCTTTGATACGCGCATCTCTTGAGATGGGCTCCTTGGCGCGCGGTTGCGCCTCTTTTGTGCGTAGCGCCCAGAGCCGCTTGTTCTCTAACCGCTTGCGCTCTTTCTCTGTCGGAATATTAGCCATACCTTTGCCCTTTCGTGGAGGTGGAGGACATTTTAGTGCAGGGCGCGCTTTTCAGCCTTTTTTCTGAGGGCGCAGCACAATTTGTTACGGTCAGTTTTCTTTTTTCTGAGGGTGGGGGGCAACCTAAAACTTTTCATCGGCTTCGACCCCTCCCCCCCCCACATCTCAAGCGGTCAGCCGGTCAGCCGGTCAGCCGGTCAGCCGGCTGCTGGCCTCTAGTAGATACGACGGGTCTTATGTTAAGTACTGTTGATGTGTGTATATATACAGTGGTTAGGGCGGGATGCGCGGGGCCCGGATGCGCAGCTTGCGGTGGTCGGGATGTGCCGCTTGCGGGTGCGCGGCTTGTGGATGCGTGGGGCCCGGATGTGCGGCTTGTGGATGCGTGGGGCCCGGATGTGCGGCTTGCGGGTGCGCGGCTTGTGGATGCGCAACTTGTGGGGGTTGACGGTGGTAAAAAGCTAGTAGGAACCACATCCCAATATCCACAATCCCACTTACCAACCCGTTGGTCATTAGCGTCTATATAAGACACGCGCGCGATGTTGACGCCTGGGTTTACGGCGTCTGGCTATTACTATCATTTTAGGACTGATTTGGGCCATTTGCGCCCGTGTTGGGGAAGAGGCCGAACGGCCATATAGTACAAATAGTGCATTTAGAAGGCCGTTTTATATTAGCGCTACCCCTTTTTGCTATACTATATATAGTAAAACATCCTACAGATATAAGATTGTATGACTATTTGCACTATATCCACTAGACGCGCGCCCCTACACCGCTGCGCCTGTACGCCTCGCACTACAAAAACACTAGCAAATCCATGCACTATTTCAGACTAGCTTTTGACTATTCCGACTATAAAAAATTTTTTACGCCTTTTTGCAACAAAAAGCTTGACAATGCAAAGAATTCGGTTACACTAGCGGCTCAAACCCACTAAACGAAGGAAAAACCCCATGCACAACTCGTATTTTCACCATGTCGCTAGCTGCCTGTGCAGCCGCGCAAAGCCGCTCACTTATGCACAGTGGCTTCGTATCGTTAACGCTATTGAGGCGGCAGCCTGCACATCAAAAGGAGCTTGATCATGACACCACGCATTACAGACCGCGACTTAAAAGCTGTCGTCGCGCGTATCAACCGCATGACTAATAGCCCAAAGGAATACGCAAAACCACATGTAGAAGGCGTTCCGTTTTTCTCCAATATCGGCAACTTTCACATTGATTATGCTTACGGCGGCGTTCAGCTTTGCCGCGTTATGAATACGGTCGGGGGCGTTCAAAACGTGCTTAACTGTGGACATACTACAAAACGTGAACTATATAAATTGATGCATGCCTTCATCGCCGGCTTGGAGTATTCAAAATGATACTCACGCATAACACCATCAAAGGCAAATACGCTGAAATAAACCCGCTATCGGCCAGAGACTGCGCGCAGTTTCCGCGCCACAGCGCGACCCTGCTGATCAAACTGCAAGGGCGCCAAGGCTACATAGAAGCCAAGCTGATGAAAAGCCAAGCAGAGGCTATTGCCTACTGCCGCGCATACAACTACAACGTACCAGTGGGGTTTTAATCATGAAAACATCAAATAATCAAGGCTTTAATGGAAAAATACCCGTGTGGTATTACTTCAATGATGCGCCAGTGCGCAGTATTACGCCAGCGTCTGACTTTAGCCAAATTGAGCATAATGGCTGGTACTGTGACACGCACTGCGAAGATACCGCATCCGGTATTGTCGGCAGCTTATCGCACGGCAGGTTTATTGCAGGTTATCAGCTATCAATGAATGGCGAACGGGTATTTTTTGATGAGTTGTTCACTGATGCGCACGATGCCGCACTGATGTCTGATGAGCATGCGCGCATTGTTGCGGATCTTGAAATGGAACGTTCAATCCGTTTTGATGAGGCAACTAACCTCGAATCAACAATCGAAGATAGCTTTGCGCGCTTACGCGAATGTATCGTTTTGCGCCATGTTGAATGTATGAGTTATGTACGCGATGAAATACATGGTCTTATTGAGACAATCCGCGAAGCGCGCGAAAC